TGCTATGATATCAGATAATATAAGAGACACTTCTGAAACAAGTCCAATACACAAAGAAAGAAGAACGTTAATTTGACCTAGCCTATCTAATAACTTTGATAGTGATCCTTTTATATTTTCATTGGTATCGGATAAGGTTATAGTAAGTCCTAGAATTGTAAATTGATTAGGTATTCCTAACGCTTTTAAGAATTTACCAATTGTTTTAAAAACTTTTATTAATAGCGTAGCAATAGTTATTATGAATTGACCAAACGATATAAATGAAACAAATACATTACAAACTGATTGAACTTTTTTTAGACTTTCTGCTATATTTTTCAATAATGGCATTAATCTAGCTGGATCAATTATTTTTTCTAGTTTATTTATTTGGTCCTGTATATTAGCATTTGGAAATACTGAATCTACAAATCCTATAGCACTAGCGGGCGTATTTAAACCTTGAATTAGGATAGAATATTCTCGTACCTTATCTACTAAATTAATTAGTTTTTGTATTTCTTCTAAAGGAATTTGCCTATAGTCAGTATATTTGTTAAAGTCTGCAAAAGCTTTTTCAAGAAAATTATTTACTGCTCCTATTTGAGGGAAAGTTTGTATAAGTCTAGGATCACGTAATGCGTTATCATCTCCTGGAGTATTAATTTCAGCAAACGCATCTTTTATATCATTGATAATTACATATACTCCTTTGGCTTTAGTTTCTGTATTTGAAGTGTCTAGGTAACTAGAATTAAATCCATCAATCTTTTTTTGTACTGTAAAAGCTTTATTTTGAAGATTCCATTTAGCTACTTCTAAAGGATTGGATGTGGGTTTATTTTCTGGATCGAATGGCTTAGATCCAGGAACTTTTTGATTCGCTAAATTAAGTATATTACAAAGATCTATTTCAGATAGATCATTTAAAACTGGTACTACTCCTCTATCTAAAGCTTTTTTTAGTTTATTGGTTCCATCATAAGAAAACTTACCATAAAATAATTTGTCTATAGCAAACTGCGCTTTTATTATTCCGTCTCCTGCTATGAATATCGCTTTTTCTAATCCCGTAGCGGTAGTTTGACCTTCGGCTAATCCAAAAGTTTCTCTAGTAGAAGTTTTAGTTTTATTTTTAATAGCATCTAAATTCTTTTTTCTAGTCGCTTCTACTTTAGCTTCGCGTTCTACTTTTTTTGCTTGTATTTCTTCTTTTGATGCCATTACTTAAGATTAACGATTTTTGAAAGATGTAATCCACTGTCTAAGTAACTTATCATATTTCGAGTAGCCTCTGTTATTTTATTTCCAGCTATTTTTACGTTTGCGGCAGTAGCTCCAGGATTACTTGTAGAAGCTCCTAAAAGACTATTTCCAGCAGACTCAATAAGTTGTAACATTCTTATTAATTGATCTGTAAATGCATCTCCAAGCATAGCAGATTCAGTAACAAACTCATCTCCAAGAGAGATCTTAGGAGAATTGACTATTACATTTTCAGAAGAGTATATGTTAACTGGTTTTATAGCTGATATTCCTATTTCTTGTTTTGAGTAGAGTAGAACATTTTCTTTTTTGGAATAAAGCATTACTCTATCTGAACATACTATAGCCTGATTTCCTTTGTATGGAAATTCGTATTTAGCCGACTTTATTTCAGATATCGAAAGAGTATTTAAAACTTGACCAGACGTAAGATATATAGACGAATCGTCTCTACTTATATCTTCAATAGTGGTTACAAACTTATCTGCATTTTGTGCTAATGGTCTTCCTTGACCATTAATTATTATAGTTATAGGTTTTCCATTAGAATCCCTATTTGTAGACCATGTGTTTTTAGTCGATCTTATTATATTAGAACTTCCAAATCTTATTGATTGTCCAAATCTACCTTCTATTAAAGTATCTCCTTCAAAAGGTGTGAGTGACCTGACTTTGTCATTCTCTTGAAAAGAAACGCCTAATGGTAATTTAGTTTGAGAAATATCAGCTGATCCTTGATATCCTGGCTGCTGATATTGATACTTTAAGAACTCAGAATACTGATCCATATTAGGAAATGCATTATGATTAACAGCATTCCATACGCCAAAGGGAGGAAAGTAAAAAAGCTTTTGATTCTTATAGTTATCATTTAATCCATCAGAAGGTCCAGATACAATATAGACTATCTCATTTATTAAAGGATACTGTCGAATAAAAGAAAAAATAGGCCAAGCGCTTTTAGAAACTTTGTTTGCTTTGACCATATTAAGTCCAGTGTAAAGTATCTCGAAATCTATTTTACCGAGATCTCCATCATTAGTCCAATCAGGATTTTTAGTCTTATTGTCATCTAAGTATTCACCAAGAACAATACTAGTAACACGACCAATAATAAAATATTGACCTCCTGATTTACCCATTCCTCCTTCAGGAGAAGATCCAAATATATTATTGCTAGCCATTATTTAATTTCCCCTTCCTCTGTTATTTGAGGAGTTGAATTATTAGAAACTGTGTAAGTAGAAACTTCGTTAAACAATTGCGCGATATCTTTTTCAGTTAATAAACTCGCATCTGATTCTCCAGCTGCTTTTCTTTCTTCTTGTTTTTGAAATATTTGTAGCATCTTCATTAGCACTTCATCATTCTTTAAGCTAGAATCAAAGTATCCTTTTAGCATAGGCACAATAACGATAGCGTCACCAGGACTTTCTACCATATCTGCAAGCTGATTAATTCTTGTTTTTAGTGCTGAATCTTGTTCTTTATGTTTTTCGTAGATCTCTTTTGCGAGATCAGAAACAGTTTTACCTTCAAATATTTCTTTATTTTGCTGTTCCATTTATATAGACTTTAAATATAAATATCAATAGTCTACATTCTCAATGTACTTATTAAGAATGTTGATGTACAATACTTTAATCTTCTTAATAACTTTTGTGATTGTATTAGATTGAGCATCTGTCATCTCTTTTATATAGATAAACAATGCCTTTTTATTGAATATTTCTATGTTGTCTCTTTTTTTGAATATTTCAAGTATTGCGTAGGCTACTTTAATTTCTTCTGCCTTATCAAATATAGTAGTTAATTTTGAATCAAGTTCTTTAATAAGAATATTTGTAATCTGAGAACGATCTGGTTCTTTCTCATCTTTTATAGTTACTGCGTTTCTATAGTTATCATCATCTTCTTCTCTAGTAGGAATATCTACCTTATTAACTAGCTTTTTATAGTTCTTTTGATTATAGATAATAAGATATCTTTTAGCTATTGTACCAAAATAAGAATAAGCTTTACCTTTAGATTGATCATATAGATCTAACTTTTGTAAAAGAAACGAAACTACTTCATACTTTAGGTCTTCAATCTTATCTACTTCTGTGTAATAAAACTTAAAAGTGTGAATGATATTTTCAGCCAGCTTATAAAAGCCAAAATGAATTCTTTGATTATAGATTCTATTTCTTTCAGCTTGATCAGTACTTGCTCTATACTCTAGAATTGCCTCTTCAGTCTCTTCTGTAAAGTAATTATTTTTTGTCTTCGGCTTTCTTTTTCTTGGTTTTCCTTTCTTAGTTAGCTCAACATCTACAATTTCTATTGTTTCTTCCATGCTATTATCGGTTATCAGTATATTGTTTCATTGTGGATTGCAGTGATTTTATTTCTTCCATAAGTCCTAAAAACTCAGGATCAGATTGTACCCACATAGTTTTATCTATCTTATCAGCTAAAAGATCGATCTGTTTGTAGTTAGCTATACAGTCGTTTATGAACATTTGTTGATCTATTACGATTCTTTCTAGCTTTTTATTTTTTTGAAACAAATTGAATATTACATATCCAAGTACTGTTAATACCCATAAGGATATTGCGATTGTTGTTACCATTATTTTAGTTTATTTGTGATTCTATATTTGCTGCCATTAGATCTGCCTGGTGAAGTACATGAACTAGATTTGTTTTTATTGCGAACTCTTTTCCATAAGACATATAATAGGCTTTATTTGCCTCTTCATAAAGACCATCATGAAGTTTTATTGCAAGAAATTCATTTTCATTAACTGGTATCCCCGCTTCTTGTAGATAGTATAGGCTACGATCAGCGATCCTCATATGTGTCATATCAGCATTGTACTTATAATAAGCTCCTTGCTTCTCTATGTGCCATTGGGAATCGTTGGGAAGATAGAATGGTTGATCATTTGTTCCTAGCTTTCCTAAATCATGATTAATAGCTGAAAACACTAATTCTTCAATAGTGTAATTCTTAATCTGTCCCATCTTATCCCAAACTCTATCTACAATTAAAGCTCCTTCAGTTACTCTGAGAACATGATCGATATATCCACCAACAAAACAGTTGTGATGAGCAACCTTAGAAGACGCAGGAGAAAGCGTTAATGTCTCTTCTCTATTAGAATAAAATTGCTTTAATTTACTTTTTCTTGGTTCAGAAATATACTGATCAATATATCCATAAAAAGTCTCGAGCTTCGATTGAAGTTCTTCAGCAGTTAATTTTTTCATAAACTTATTTTGTTAAATGTACACCTTTTTTATTTCAGAGATGAATTTATCTTCAGAGTCCACAGGAATTCTTCTAGTTACAGTATTCGTGCCTCCAGTAGATCTACCATCACATAAATGAATCATAGTTGTTGATCCTTTCTTTTTTACTACAGCCATTGGATACTTACCACAGTCTACTTTATCTTCTAGTGTGTCGCACTTCTTGTTTTCAGAAGAAGAGCAATCTATTTCTTCATAAGCTATTTCATCAGCTTGTAGAATATACTTAATTCTAGAACACTTATCGCATCCCTTAAGAACGTAAAGTTCAACTTTAATCTTGTTTTCCATATTCTGGGTCTATTTTTTCCATAATGTAATTCCAATATAGTTTCTCGCTGTCTTGCATTTCATCATAATGCATTGCTAGATAGATATATATTGCCTGTATTTGTTCGTCTGTAAGTTCTAATGATGCTATTTCTAATTCTTCTTGTTGTTGCATAATGATTTTTTAGAGTGTTGCTCTATTTTTTGGTGACACTACTTTCATTTCTTGTTTATGGTTAGAGAGCTCTAGCGGATTTACACCGTCGGATTCTACCGATATTCTTCTCCAACTTTTATTAAGATCTTCTTTTTATATACCTGAGGAATATTCTGTCTCCCCTGGTAGTCGATTACACTCCTATACGCTATTTCACTCGTTTCTGGATTCACACCAGGCTACTGCGTAGCAGACAGGATCGACGTTAATCTTTTGCAATATACTAATAATAAATGAAACAAAAAAATATTTTTACACATTTATTTTATTTATTCGTATTTTTTATGTATATTTGATAATATGAACAATGAAAGTCTTATTATAGGAGTACTAGAATCTGTTCTCGGTAAGAGTAAGCCATTTCCTAAAACCAAAGATTACGCGTTTTACTGTCCTATTTGCAACCATAAGAATCCTAAGCTTATCGTTAATGCAAAGTCTGGTAAATATAATTGCTTCACTTGTCATCCAGCTACAAAAGGACAATCACCGATTACGCTATTAAAAAAGATCGGAGCTCCAAGCGAGACCATAGTAGAGATGAAGGGATACTTAGGTTATCTTACAAAAGCCGAAGATCATATATCAACATCAGTTAATCTTCCAAAAGAATTTATTAGTCTATTAGAAAATGAAGAATCTTTAGAGAAGAGACATGCAATAGCATATATAAAATCTAGAGGAATTACCGAAAACGATATAATAAAGTACAATATTGGTTATTGTAAAAATGGAAAGTATAGAAATAGAATCATTCTTCCTTCATATAATAAGAAAGGCATGATTAATTATTTTCTAGCAAGATCTTTCGAAAAGAATCCAGTTAGAAAGTTCGATGCTCCAACATGCAATAAAACAGAGATCATTGGTCTTGAAAACACTATTAATTGGGCAGTACCAGTAATACTTTGCGAAGGTATATTCGATGCTATAGCCATAAAAAGAAATGCAATACCGTTATTCGGTAAAACAATACCAAAGGCATTAATGCTTAAACTTGTAGAGTCTCAAGTAAAAACTGTTTATTTGGCGCTAGATAAGGATGCATTAAGAGAAGCACTAGATTACGCAAAAAGACTTATCGATATAGGTAAAGAAGTTTATCTTATAGAATTACAAGGTAAAGATCCTTCAGACCTAGGATTTGAAAAGGTTACAGAATTACTTCACATAGCAAAACCATTGACTTTCTCTGATTTGCTTTTAAAAAAGATGCAATTAGTCGCATGATAAAAACGTATTTGAATTTAGACACAATAGAAAAGATATATCATATTAGTGATATACACATTAGAAACTTTAAAAGACACGAAGAATACAGAAGAGTATTCGATACCTTAAAGAAAAAGATAGTAGAGACTTCTGATGAAAAATCATTAATCTGTTTGACTGGAGACATAGTCCATTCAAAGACAGACGTAACTCCTGAATTAGTGTATCAGGTGCAAGATCTTTTAAAATCTTTAGCAGACATACGTCCAGTATTACTTATTCCAGGTAACCACGATGCTAACTTAAATAATAATAGTAGAATGGATGCTTTGACTCCTATAGTCGACGCAATAAACCATCCTAATATTGCTTACGTTAAAGACAGCGAAGTGTTTACGATAGGAAATCTTACTTTTTCCCATTGGTCTGTATTCGATGAAGAGTACACAAAGGCAAAAGATATTGAAGGA